CCTTCAAAAAACTGCGGGGGTATATTTCGATTTGGGTTTTGGCTTGCCCCGGCCTCTTAGTTCTCCATGCCTGTTTCTTGCTCCTTTCCGGGCATGGGCTGGGGCAGGCGAAAACTCAGATCGAAGTATAAGAAAGGACGCGCAATGGTCAAAAAGAAGACCAAAACTCCTCGGACTCCCGAGGAAGCTGAGCGATTAGCGATCAGTGCAGCCATGGAACTTGCGACACAGCAGATTCTGGACGGTACTGCGAGCAATTCGATGATCATTCATTTCCTTAAGCTGGGCTCCAGTCGAGAAAGACTTGAGCAGGCTCGCCTTGAGGCAGACACGACTCTTGCTCGAGCCAAGGTTTCAGCGCTTGAGTCGGCTGCCCGTACCGAGGAACTGGTATCCGAAGCACTGGCTGCTTTCAAGGTATATTCTGGAGATTCAGATGCGGAGCTATGACGAACTCAGCCACCTACACACATTCGAAGAACGTCTCGAGTATCTCTCACTCGATGGAGCATTTTTCGGCGAGACCTTCGGCGGATCCAGGTGGCTAAATCAGAATTTCTACCAAAGCGATATTTGGCGAGAGGCTCGCACCCAAGTTATCGCAAGAGATCTTGGATGCGATCTCGGTCTTGAGGGTTATGAGATTCATGACGGCATTGTTGTGCATCACATCAACCCGCTTACCCCGAGGCAGTGTGAGAATTTCGATCCATGCATGTGGGACACCAATAACCTCATATGCGTTAGTCGAGATACTCATAATGCAATCCACTACGGAACCAAGGCATTGGCTCTCGACGACTTCGATCCGAGATCACCCGGCGATACAAAACTATGGTAGGAGGCTAAATGTCGATTCTACATGACACAAAGACCTACCTCGGGTTGATGGAGGATGACACTTCATTCGACAGCGAAGTCAAGGACGCCATCGACAATGCTTTGGCTACTGCGACTCAACTAAACCATGAAGTTGGCGACCTATCGTCCGAGGCAGATTATCCCGCTACGACTCTTGGACGGATCCTACGTCAGTATGTGAACTTCTCAGTTCGACTGATGTTCGATCCTCCGCAGACCTCTTTCGCCATCAAGGCAGTCGAGGCTTTGCAGAAAGAGGCGGAGTGGCGACTGACCATTCAATGATGGGAGAAAACCATGAGCGAAGAAACTCTGTCTCACTATGGCGTCCTCGGTATGAAGTGGGGCGTCCGTAAGAAGACGGAAAGTTCCGGCGGAGTCGGCCTTCGGTCCGGTGAGGAGAAGAAGAAGATCGGCGAAGCTGTCAACGCTGAGGCATTCCGAAAGGAACGAGCCAAGGCTGAGAAGGCCGTCGAGAAGGAACGCAAGAAGAACGAGTCCGAACTCAAGAAGACGGCTAAGGCCGCAGCCCGTGGAGCTAAGAAGGCCGCTTCCGCACTTAAGAAGGGCGTTAAGGCCGCTTCCCAGAAACATGCTGAGAACAAGGCTGCACGAGCCAAGGCTGCTGCTGAGCGTGCCCGCAAGAAGCTCGAGAACCAGAAGCTTCGAGACGCGCGAAAGGCGGAAGCCGAGCGCAAGAAGAAGCAGAAGGAAGCAGAGCGCGCTGAGAAGAAGCGAATCGCCGACGAGAAGAAGGCCGCTAAGGAAGCCGAGAAGAAGCAGAAGGAACTCGAGAAGCAGCGAATTCCCAAGGGTGGTATTTCAAACGCCCTACGGAAGGAAGCACCTCGACACCTCTCTTCAACGGATCTCATTGAGCAGAACAAGCGGCTCAATCTTGAGAAGCAGAATTACGAACTCAAGCAGAAGCTCAAGGAGTACGAGAGTCAAAATAGGAGTGCTCTTGCTAAGACGGCTGACCTCTTCGTCGACGAGGCTCGCAAGAACCTGACGAAGTATGCAGCTCGAACGGCAACGGACATGCTCACGGCGGCACTCGATTCCAAGCTTAAGGGTACGGAGTATGAGGGTGTTGCTGCGATGGCTAAGAACTCGTTCAACCTCGACGCAATCCTGAAGAACGCCACCTCTTCGAAAGACAAGAAGAAGGATAAGAATTAGGTATGGTGCTATCGAACACCGCTACACCTAAATACTACGCCCAGTTCCGAGAAAAAGTTCTATCTGGCGAAATCCCAGTCTCTCACACAATTGAGATGGAGATGAACCGGATTGATGACTTGATCGCTAACCCAAGGTACTATTACGATGATGGAGCTATCGACGGATTCATCGCTTTCTGCGAAAACGAGATGACACTTGTCGATGGTAGTGATCTAACACTTCTTGATTCCTTCAAGTTATGGGCTGAATCACTCCTTTCGTGGTTCTACTACGAAAAAGTGACGAAGTTCATCCCCGATGAGACTGGTCACAACGGTCGATATGTCCAGGTCGACGTTAAGAGGCGCTTGGTCAACAAGCAATACCTGATCGTCGCTCGTGGCGCGGCAAAGTCCATGTACATGGCTTTCATCCACGCATACTTCCTGACTATTGACCCGACCACCACTCATCAAATCGCAACAGCACCAACAATGCCGCAGGCTGAGGAGACACTGTCCCCGTTTAAAACTGCAATTACGCGCAGTCGGGGACCTCTGTTCAAGTTCCTGTCAGCCGGCACAGTCCACGCGACCGTCGGAACCAAGGCCAACCGATCTCTACTCTGTCCGACTAAGAAGGGTATCGAGAACTTCTCAACAAACTCACTTCTTGAGGTTCGTCCAATGAACGTGGACAAACTTCAGGGTCTGAGGTCGAAGGTGAACACCATCGACGAATGGCTGTCAGGCGATGTCCGTCAGAACGTCATCTCTGCTCTCGAGCAGGGTGCGTCGAAACTCAACGACTGGGTCATCGTCGCAGTCTCATCCGAGGGTACTGTCCGAAACGGTGTTGGCGATTCCATCAAAATGGAATTGCTTTCGATCCTTAAAGGCGAGTACTATGATCCACACACGTCGATCTGGTATTATCGATTGGATGACGTAGCTGAGGTCGGGGATCCAAACATGTGGATTAAGGCCCAGCCCAACCTCGGGAAGACTGTGTCTTATGACACATACCAACGAGATGTTGCTAGGGCAGAAAACGTTCCTTCAGCAAGGAACGACATTCTGGCGAAGCGATTCGGAATCCCTTGTGAGGGATATACCTACTTCTTCAAGTACGAAGAGACTATCCCCCACAATCCGCGAGAGTTCTGGCAAATGCCATGTGCCATGGGTGCGGACCTTTCTCAGGGTGATGACTTCTGTGCGTTCACATTCTTGTTCCCGTTACCCACAGGTGATTTCGGGGTTAAGACGAGAGCGTACATTACTACTCGCACTTTCGATAAGCTTCCGGCTGCCGGACGCGCCAAGTATGAGTCATTCATCCGAGAAGGATCGCTCCAAGTCATGGACGGAACAATCCTAGACATGATCGAAGTCTATATGGATCTCGACGAATACATATTGAGATCTGAATACGACGTTCGAGCGTTCGGATACGATCCATATAACGCCAGAGAGTTCGTTGAGAGATGGTCAACGGACAACGGGCCGTATGGCATCCACAAAGTCATTCAGGGTGCACGGACTGAGTCGGTTCCGCTTGGCGAACTCAAGAGCTTGGCTGAAGACCGAAGACTCATCTTTGATCAAGAGCTATTCTCATGGGCAATGGGCAACACCATCACCCTTGAAGACACTAACGGAAACCGAAAGATCTTGAAGAAACGAATGGATCTCAAGATCGACAGCGTTGCGGCGCTCATGGATGCATGGGTTGCATACAAGAACCAGCTAGATGACTTCAGCTAATAGAGAGGAGGGTACATGGGTATAATGTCCCGATTGACTCGGGCGTGGAATGTGTTTATGCACGACCACCCTGAGCGATACGCTCGGAGCAACTATAGCGAATACCGACCAAGTTATCGATCTATCGGAACGACGAATTTGGTCCAGACACTATACAACAAGATTGCGCTCGACGTGTCAAACACACCGATCCGGCATGTAAAGGTAGATCAAAATGGTAGATATGACAGCGAGAAGGATTCAAATCTGAACGAGTGTTTGTCTCTCATGGCGAACATCGATCAGACTTCTAACGCGCTTATCTATGAATTAGTTTACACAATGCTGGAAACTGGGAGCGCGGCTCTTGTCCCGGTCGATACCGACACCGCTCTGAACGAGGAAGGCTCTTTCGATGTCCTTTCTCTCCGAGTTGGACGAATTGAAAGTTGGTATACCGATTCCGTGGATGTCAATCTGTACAACGATCGCACCGGTAATCGAGAAACGATCCGTATCTCTAAGAATTCCGCTGCGATTGTGTATTCGCCACTCTACGATGTCACCGCCGCAAACAACTCGTTGGCCAACCGACTTGCTCGAAAGCTTGATGCACTTGATGCAATCGATAATTCGGCACTCGGTAAGAAGCTGGATCTGATCATCCAACTCCCGTATTCCGTTCGAGGCGAACTGCGACAGCAGCAAGCCGAGACTCGACGTGAGGCGATCGAACAGCAGCTTCGAAATTCGGAGATTGGCGTTGCGTATGTAGATGGAGCCGAGAAGATCACGCAGCTTAACCGTCCGGTTGAGAACAATCTTCTCGATCAGGTCAAGTACCTTTCAGAGCAACTTTACAATGCTCTTGGTTTTACAGAGAGCGTGTTCAACGGTACCGCTGATGCCGAGACAAATCTGTCTTACTACAACCGTACGGTCAAGCCGATTCTCGATACAATCACGAAGTCGGCAACCATGGTCTTCTTGACCAAGACTGCTCGATCTCAGGGTCAGCGAATCATCTATGTGAGGGATCCATTCGCGGCAACCTCGCTCGATAGTATCGCATCGATGGCTCAGACGTTCATCACCAACCAGGTTATGACGCCGAATGAGATTCGCTCGATTATCGGCTTGCCGCAGTCCACAGATCCCAAGGCTGATCAGTTGGCCAATCCGTATACGTCATCCGCAAACGCGGATCAACGGTCAAACAACGACCAGGAGGTTCAAAATGGCAGCGCCTAATGACGTCGCCGACTTCGACGGGTGGGCAACCGTCGCAGGCATCAAGTGCTCTGATGGGCGAGTTATCTCTCATCACGCATTTGAACAGAACGATGGGGCTGTCGTGCCTCTCGTTTGGCAGCATGGTCACGACAACGTGACTAATGTTCTCGGGCATGCCCAGCTCGAGAAGAAGCCTGAGGGTGTTTACGCTTATGGATTCTTCAACGGATCCCAGCAGGCTGAACACGCTCGCGAACTTATTGAGCATGGCGATGTTACTGCCATGTCGATCTTCGCGAACAACCTCAAGCAGAACGGCAATGTTGTCCAGCACGGCAACATCGTCGAGGTGTCGCTCGTCCTCAAGGGCGCTAACCCAAAGGCGACAATCGAGAACGTCACAATGTCTCACTCCGATGGTGAGGGCTACTCTGCGATCATCAAAATGGGTGATGGTGACGTGACGCACGAAGACTTCGAGGGCTCCGAGGAATCGGACTCCGAAGATGAGTCCTCCGATGAGGACAAGACCATCGGTGAGATCCTTTCCACGCTCACCGAAGAGCAGCTTGAGGCCGTCAATTACCTCATTGCTGCAGCCATCGATGGGGAGTCTGAAGACTCCGAAGAGACCAACGAAGAAACTGAGGAAGATATGAAGCACAATGTCTTTGAGGGCGATAAGACCCCCGAGAACACGCTGTCTCACGCAGCTTTCGCCGAACTGGTTGAGGCGGCCAAGCGAAACAACGCCACTCTGCTCGACGAACTGAAGCACGGCGATTACGGTATCGACAATATTGGCTATCTGTTCCCCGACGCCAAGTCGGTTACAGATGAGCCTACTTTCCTCGACCGCGATCAGTCCTGGGTTTCCGTCGTCATGAACGGTACGAAGCACTCCCCGTTCGCTCGTATCAAGTCTGTCTTTGCGGATATCCGCGATGATAAGGCCCGAGCCAAGGGTTACGCCAAGAAGGCGCAGAAGAAGACCGAAGAGGTCATTAAGCTTCTGACTCGTACGACGTCCCCCACGACAATCTACAAGAAGCAGAAGCTCGACCGTGACGACATTGTTGATATTACAGACTTCAATGTTGTTTCCTGGCTCAAGAACGAGATGAAGGGTAAGCTGAGCGAGGAAATCGCTCGCGCCATCCTCATCGGCGATGGTCGTCAGATCACCGATCCCGATCGCGTTGACGACGAAGCAATCCGTCCGATCCTGAAGGAAAACGATCTTTACGCTTTCCACAAGTCGCTCGAAGCCAACACGACCGATGAGACTCTTGTTGACGACATCGTTCTCGCGTCAGCCGATCTCGAGGGCTCGGGTGCTCCTACGCTGTTCATTTCGAAGAAGCGTCTCGTCAAGATGCTCCTCGTGAAGGACAAGAATGGTCGACGCATTTACGAGACCGAGGCTTCTCTTGCCGGCGCTCTCGGTGTCTCCAAGATTGTTACGGTTCCCCAGTTCGAGGGCCTGGAGCACGAGATCAAGGGTGTCAACCACGAGCTTCTGGCTATTGTGGTCGACCTGCGCGACTACACGATCGGTTCGAACGCTGGTGCGGAGCTCGGTATGGCCGAGTCCTTCGACATCGACTTCAACCAGTACAAGTACCTGATGGAGACCCGTCTTTCGGGTTCTCTGACGGCGCCTTACTCGGCCCTGACAATCTCGCGTAAGAAGGCCTGATTCGATGTCTCGCTTCAGCGGTAAGCTGGGCTTCGTGATGACGCGTGAGACGGAGGAAGGTGTTTGGCTTGAGGATTTTGTCGAACTCCCGGTTAAGGGGACTATTCGTAGTCTCTATGTTCGGAACGACAACTCAGCATCTGTCAACACCAACCTCCGTCTCACCAACGAGATCAGCATCCTGATGGACACCAAGATTAATACCTACCTTGAGACTCTGAAGTACGTAGTATGGAAGGGTTCAAAATGGGAGGTACGGTCTATCGGCGTGAACTATCCACGGCTTACCATCAATCTGGGAGGTCCGTATGCGCACGTATAGGGATCTCCTACACTTGCTTCAACAAGCGGTTCGGCATAATCGAGTGTATTTTCAACCTCCAGAGAATCTGAAGATTGAATACCCGGCCGTTGTCTTCCACTTGTCGAAGATAGAAATCGACCGTGCTTCTGATGTACCATATAAGGGCGCTAAGGAATACTCGGTCACTCTCATCACCAAGGATCCAGAGCCAGACGTGATCGACGAAATCCTCAAGATCCCGTATTCGTCTTTGGATACGACATACATCTCGGACGGAATGAACCATTTCGTCTTCACGGTTTACCTTTAAGGAGGATATCCTATGCCACAGATCAAGTGGGACGAAGAGGGCTCCCATTTCTATCACACTGGTGTCAGTAAGGGCGTTCTGTTCCCCTTCGACACTGCACAGAACCGCTACGGTACGGGTGTCGCTTGGAACGGTCTTAAGACTGTTACCGAAACGCCCGAGGGTGACGAGGCGTCGGATATTTATGCTGACAACCTCAAGTACCTTACCCTGATGTCGGCTCCGTCGTTCAAGTTCACGATTGAAGCCTACACCTACCCAGATGAGTTCGCCACCTGCGATGGCACCGCTCAGCTGGTTAAGGGTGTTAATATCAGTCAGCAGCAGCGCACGCGATTCGCGTTCAGCTACTGCACGCGACTGGGTAACGACACCAAGGGTGACGCGTTTGGCGAACTGCTCCACATCATCTACGGCGCCACGGCCGCTCCGTCCGAGCGTGCGTACAATACGGTCTCTGACAGCCCCGAGGCGATCTCGTTCTCTTGGGAGTGCAGCACCATTCCTGTCCAGGTGGAGGGGTTCCAGCCGGTTTCGGTTATTACGATCGATTCGTCGAAGCTGGATTCCGCGAAGTATAAGAAGATCGTAGACAAGTTGTATGGTGTCGCCGCTGGCGGCGCCGGTACACCCACGCTCGTCATGCCCAACGAGATTCGCACCCTGCTGGCGTGATCTCGCTAGAGCTTGATTTCCCGGGGGAGGAGCGGTTTGATGAACGCACAAACACGTTCATTACGATGGAGCCGTATACCATCACTCTTACACATACTCTGTCCGCGGTGGCTGAGTGGGAATCGGTCTATAAGCGGTCGTTCCTGGAAACCCCACCACAGACTGGTGAAGAGTTGGTGTACTACATCCGTTGTATGTCAGACAGACCCCTCCCCCGGGATTTCATCAAAAGGCTTGACCAATCGGTTCAAGTCAAAATAGCAGATTATCTGTCTGACAATGCAACTGCGACGGTTCTATGGAACCAGCCTTCAAACGGTGGTCCGCGTGATACCATGACCAGTGAACTTATCTACTGGTATATGTCTCAGCTGGGTATCCCGTTTGAGTGTGACAAGTGGAACTTGAATCGGCTATTGACGCTGATTCGTCTCGCCGCAGCCAAACAGAATAATGCAAAGCCGGATGCACGGGCCTCAGCTGCCCAGCGTGCAGCCATGAATCAAGCCCGTAGGGCTAGAACAGGGAGTAGAGGATGATTGACATTCCAGCAGACGCTCAGCGTCCCGCCGGACCCGATCCGCACGAGGATGCTGACCGCGCGATCTTCGAGGGGGCACGATCTTGAGCAAGATTGATGAAGTTCTGAACCATGCCGCATATCGCATCGGGTACTACGCTCCCGATGACCCCGAACCCGGTTCGGAGGCGGGTCGTTGGCTCGCAGACAAGATGGATCAGCCTTGGCTGGCCGGCCCTTCTGAGTCTGTTTGGTGGTGTATGGCATTTGTCAGCATGTGTTTTGACATGGCTGGTGAAATCGACGCCATCGGCGGATTCTCTTACAACACGGATGTCACAAAGAACCGAATGGAGAAGGTCTCCGTTGAGGACGCCCAGCGAGGAGACGTTGTTCTTTTCGATTGGGATCAGGACGGCCTGACCGACCACGTCGGTATCGTCGAGGCAAATCTCGGAGACGGCTGGCTCCAGACGATCGAAGGCAATACGAGCTCCTCAAACGCCGGTTCTCAGTCTGCTGGTAACGGTGTTTACCGTCGTCAGCGCAGCTGGGGTATCGACTGTGTGCTCCGTCCGAAGTGGTCTGACGAAGAGACCGAGGATTCGTCCGAGGGCACCAACTCGATGACCGACGCTTGGTGGGGTCGTGCGACTACGTACGCTCTACAGGCTTCGCTCGGCACTCCTGCCGACGGTATCATCTCCGGTCAGGATCCTGACGTTGAGGACGATGTTACTCGAGCTGGTACTGGCTGGGAGACTGAAGAGGATCCTGAGGGTTCTCAGGTTATCGAGGCGCTTCAGCAGAAGCTAGGTGTCGAGGCTGACGGTATCGTCGGTCCCGATACGATCTCTGCTCTTCAGCAGCACCTCAAGAACCGTGGACATGACCTCGAGGTCGACGGTGTCGCAGGCTACCGTACGGTGGAATGCTTGCAGTACGAGCTGTCTAACGGCACGCTCTGGTCTTGAAAGAAAGGAGGGCCGTCATGATCGAGATGAAGTTCGATGCTGAGTTTGACATGTCAAAATGGTTGACACAAGTCAAGAACAAGAAGCTTCGTGACGTACTGGCAACTGCTGGTACTCGAGGCGTGGCGGCCCTCCGGGCCAATACCCCGGTTGGTACCGGGAAGACTGCTGCTTCTTGGCAGTATAAAGTCAAGGAGACCAAGCGAGGCATTAAGATCGTTTGGTATAACACTAACATCGTGTCTAAAGTCCCTATTGCCATCATTCTGCAATACGGACACGGGACACGTCAAGGCGGCTACGTTCAGGGTAAGGACTATATCAACCCTGCGATGAAGCCTATATTCGACGAAATCGACCAAATGGTTGGGAGGGCCATCAATGGGTAAGAGTATTGAGAATAAGGTCGTCTCTCTCGAACTGGATGATTCTAAATTCACCAGTAGGGTCGACGGAGTACTTCGTAATGTCGACCGTCTGAAGTCCGGAATGAACTTCAAGCAGTCGACCGACGGTCTCGACAATGTCGGTAGGGCAGCCCAAGATGCTTCAAAGCAGATGGGTGGTATTGCGGACGGAGTTAAGAACGTCAACACATCGATTGTCAACAATTCCACAACCGCTGCCGCTGCAACAGCTAATGTTGGCGCAGCCGCAAAGATTTCGTCGACTAATTTTTCCATGCTCGCGGGAGCTGCTTCCGTGGCCATGGGTAACATCGCATCCAAGGCTCTCATGGCCGGCGGATCGGTGCTTTCCTCGTTCACGTTCGGACCCATCTTGGACGGTTTCCGCGAATACGAGAATCAGCTTAACGCTGTTCAGACTATTCAGGCTAACACGTTCAGCAAGGGTGAAACCACTGCGACGATCAACGCAGCTCTAGACGAACTGAACGCTTACGCGGACCGGACCATCTACTCGTTCACCGAGATGACACGCAATATTGGTATGTTCACATCTGCGGGTGTCGGGCTGAAGGATTCGGTTGCCGCGATTAAGGGTCTGTCGAACGTCGCAGCAATGTCTGGCTCAACATCTGAGCAAGCCGCAACGGCAATGTACCAGCTGTCTCAGGCGCTTTCGACAGGCTCCGTAAAACTTCAAGACTGGAACTCTATCGTGAACGCCGGTATGGGCGGCGAGCAGTTCCAGGAAGCACTTAAGCGTACTGCACGAACCTACGGCGTCGAAGTCGACAAGATGATCGATAAGGCCGGTTCATTCCGAAATTCGCTTAAGGACGGATGGTTGACATCCGAGATCATGATCGAGACTTTGACCCAGTACACGGGCGATTTGTCTCGCGAACAGCTGCTAAGCGCCGGTTACACGGAGCAGCAAGCTGACGAAATCATGAAGTTGGCTGAAACGGCTAACGACGCCGCTACGAAGGTTAAGACTTTCTCGCAGCTTATCGACACAACTGCTGAAGCACTAGGCTCGGGATGGGCTTCCATCTTCCGAACGATCTTCGGTGACTTCGAGCGTGCCCGCACCATGTGGACTGCTGTGTCTGACGTGGTGAATGGAGGCATCGGAACTTTCTTTGATGCACTTCAGGGTATCCTCGACCGCTGGGACGAACTCGGTGGTTGGGAGGAATGGTGGTATGGTCTCGGTGAACTCTGGACTGCTATCGCCAAGCCACTCAAGGCCATCGGTGAAGGATTCTTCAGCGCGTTCCAGGGAGACGCCGGCAAGGCTCTGTACGATTTCTCGTACTACTTCCGTCATTCGATCTCCCAGTGGTTGATGATGTCTGACGACTTCGCCAACAACCTTGGCAAGGTCTTCAAAATGGCAGGCGAATTGATATCGCCAGTTCTCGAGGTTCTCATCGGGTTCGCCTCAGCAATCGTCCAGATTGGCGTGGCCGCGTTCAAGATCGGTGTGATCCTTGCTGGGATCTTTATCAAGCCGATGATCCTTATCGCGGCGAAGGTTGGCGACATCGTCTCCGTCTTCAGCGACTGGTTTGGTCAGATGCTTGGTGGAACTGACATCCTGGGAGGCCTCGCCAAGGTCCTCGACTGGATTGTCGACAAGTTCCAGAAGCTTGCCGACTGGATGTACGCTATTGCGGACGTCACGATCACGCCGATCTTCGATGGGCTCAAGGTTGTTATCGAATCAGTACTCAAGCCGCTCGGCGAATTCATCGAGATGATCAAGAAGGCAACGTACAATGTCTTCAAGCCATTTGGCGACGCAGTCTCGAATGTCTTTGGCGCGATCTTCGGTTTCGCTTCTGGGACCAGTGGTCCGATGGAGAAGATCAAGTCCGCTTTCGGCGGGTTTGGGACTGGGTTTCTCGAGAACATGACCAAGCTCGCAGATGCTATCGGACCCAAGTGGTCTGAGAAGGTTAAGGCTTTCTCGGATTCGATTCTCCCAATCAGCGAAACCATCGGCAAGCACCTTGGTGGTGCGGTTGAGAGCGCGGGTAAGGGGATCAAGAAGTTCTGGGACGATGCATCACCTAGGATGGCTGAGGCATGGACTGAGTCAACCAAGCGGATGAAGGATTCGATCTCCGGGGTCGGTAAGGCCTTCGGCCGAGCCGGCGATACCATCGCTAAGACGTTTGCGCCACAAGTGCAGGCGGTCAAGGACTTTGGTAAGGCCCTCGGAGATGTCTTCGCCCACATCGGTGACCATCTCGATAACAACACATTCCTGTCATCCATCGGCGATAGCTTCAAGAACATGATGAAGGCGTTTGGTCCATTTGGATCTCTGATCAACGGCATCATCGATCTGTTCGGAAAGCTCGGGGATCTGACCAAGTCCATATTTGGCGGGTTCAGCGACGAGGCGAATGGTGCTGCTGGCGGACTGTCGACTTTCGGGAAGGCAGCCTCCGCTGCGTTTGACACTCTCGGTGTCGTCGGCGGGACTATCTACACTGCGGCTACAGGCATTGTAGAATTCTGTTCGTCAGTCGTCGAGGCCATTGCGAATCTCATCGATTGGCTAACTAAGGGTATCGACAGCGTCAAGAAGTTTGCATCTGAGTCTCAAGCATTCGACTCATTCAAGAAGAACGTCGGCAAGGCTTTTGACAACGCCGGTTCGATGATCCAGACTTTCTGGTCTGGTCTCGGTTCCAGCCTCAAGGACCTGTCGATTTCCGATCTCTTGAGTGGCGCTTTGCTCGGCGGTGGTCTTGGCATGGGATTCAGGACCCTTCAGACTGTGCTAGGTCAGTTCACGAAGACCACGGATTCGTTCGCCGGTATGTTCGATAAGTTCGGAAAGGTTGGTGAATCGATCTCTGGAGTCTTCAATTCGCTGACGAGTGCTCTGAAGTCCATGCAGGAAGTTATCAAGGCTAAGGCACTTCGCGAAATTGCGATCAGCGTTGGTATTCTTGCAGGTTCGCTGTTCCTTCTCGCGATGATCCCTGCACCTCGACTCATTCAGGGTGCTGTGGCAATCGGCGTATTGACTAAGATCCTTCTCGTCGCTCTGACTCAGATCAGCGAGATGAAGATCAACAAGATGCAGATTGCAGGTGTCATTGGCGCTGTTATGGCGTTGTCCGTTGCGATTCTACTGATGTCTATCTCGGTTGGTATTCTTGGATCTATGAAGCTGAGCACTGTTGCGCAGGGTATTGGGGCTGTCATGGCGCTGGTACTCGGTATGACAATGGCGGCTAAGCTTCTTGCCAAGGATTCCAAGACGATGATCCAGGGTGTCGGTTCCATGATTGCTATGGCTATCGCGATCAACATGCTAGTGATTCCGATTATTGCGCTCGGACTGTTGCCGATTAAGGTGATTGCCCAAGGTGTTATCGCCGTCGGTGTCTTGATGGGGATTCTGGTTGGCTTCGTTCTGCTCATGAACAAGGCCGCTAGCGATCTCGGTAAAATGGCAGCCATTTCGTTGATGATGGTCTCGTTCGCATTCTCGATTCAGATGCTTGTAGCTGCAGTTGCGGTAATGGGTTACATGGACATGACAAAACTCTTCCAGGGTATTGTCGGTTTGTCCGCTGTAATCCTACTGCTTGTGGCCATCGCGAATCTGATGCCTCCTACGGCAATCGTCGGAGCGGGGTCCTTGATCTTGACTGCAATTGCGATGAACATCGCAGTCGGGGCGATCGTACAGATGGCGAACCATAGCTGGGGGGAGATTCTCAGCTCGATGGGTAAGCTGATTCTCGTTGTCGCAGCTATTGTTGCGGTGGCGTTCGCTGCTCAGGGTGCCATTGCTGGTGTAGCCGCACTCACATTGCTCAGCTTCGCGTTAAGTATGTTCACATCGGCTCTGTCGAATGCCGCTGGACTTAGCTGGGATGCTCTCAGCAATGGTCTATGGGCAATCGGCATCGGACTCGGTATTCTGATCGCGGCGGGGTACCTTGCTGCAGGTGCAGCCCCGGGTCTAATTGCCCTGGCGGTTGCAATCGGCGTGCTCGGTCTAGTCATTATCGGTATCGTGGCAGCCATTACAGTTCTGGTTGCGACTTTCACCGCCTTTATCTCGGTCGTGGCTCTAGCGGGTCCGACCATCGGGGCTGGTATTGTCGCCATTGCTTCGGGTATTGCCGCAGGCGCAGCGATTCTCGCAGCAGCTGCTCCGGCAATTCAAGCTGCTCTAATCGGCATATTCACGGCGTTGGAGAACTCCGCTCCAGCAATGGGTAGCGCTATTGCATCGATGGTGCGGGCACTAATCCCCGCTGTGAATGAACTGATTATCCTGGCGGGTGTTGCCATTAGGCAGTTCATCAGCCAGGTGTATCAGATCATGAAGCAGAAGATGCCTGAGCTAGTGCAGGTCTGGACGATCTTCATTTCGGGTATGCTTCAGACCCTTCGGAATGTCTGGCCTGAGGTTCTCAATACCGTTATCGATCTTCTGTACCAGCTGGTCATGGCGATTGTCGATAACCTTCCTAAGTTCAGTGAGGCTTATCAGGCCCTGCTGAAGGAATGGATTGAGGCTGTTAAGACCTGCGTTCCGTTGATGGTGGAAGCTCTACTCACGCTACTTCAATCTCTTATTGATGGCATCACAGCTAAGATCCCTGATCTGGCTGCGTCAGGCGCAAACCTAATCGCGGCGATGATCAATGGTATGGCCTCTCAGGCTGTGACCATCATCAACGCTGCTTGGGATGCTGTCATTACATTCATCAATGGATTTGCAGATGCGATCGATCAGAAGGGACCGGAGCTTCAAGCTGCGGTCAACAAGCTGATCTCGGCCATCATTAGATTCATCAAGAATGGTCTGACCGGCATGGCCAATACGTTCGCACCTCACGCAAGTGCCATCGGTCGCAACATCATCAACGGTGTTATCAACGGCGTGTCTAGCGCTGCTGGAGCTCTTTACAACAAGCTGAGAAATGTTGCCTCGAGCGCTCTTAGCTCGTTTAAGAGTACTCTGGGTATTCACTCGCCTTCGCGTGTATTCGCGACCGCGGCTGGATTCATCGTTGCGGGTATTGTCCAGGGTATCGACAAGAACCAGGATGACGCGGTCGACGCAATGTCTGGTCTGGGTAGTGAGATGGTCGACGCCATGAGTAACCTGGATACCGATTGGAATCCGGTTATCAAGCCGACCGTCGACCTCTCTGAGGTGAATGGTCTGCAAGACCTCACGATGAACGACCTGAGTGCTAATGTTGTCGGAACTTCGGTTCAAAATGGCAGTCAAACCGCGCAGGAGATTCGAGCACTTCGAGACGAATTGCGCAACAACCAGAAGCCAATGGTCTTCAACCAGTACAACGAATCACCAAAGGCGCTCGATCTTAATGACCTATACCGTCAAACTGAGCGCCAACTCGAGAGAATGAAGAGGGTGTAACTACTCATGACATACACGAAGGTTGTTGTAAACACAAGCACCGGTTTAACGCTGCCTTTTAACCTGAACCGCGTTGACCGGGGATGGGTTGCCCAAATCTTGAACGGCACCTTCGGCTCAAACCGAGAATATAACTTTACGGGAAATACCGTTACTACGATGTCTGAAAAACAGATCGACATCAACATGCGTCTGACTCCCGCTGTACCAATCCCGGAGCGACCCGCACGATATTATCTTGATTACCTGTCATCGTCGAGAATCAACACAGTTGAACTTAGTGATCCGGCTCTGGTGGTCCCGGTGGTGAACTACAAACAAAATGAGACGTCGACATACACTAAGCCGACTATCTCATACAGTCCGGCGAACCCATTTCTTCAGGCCTGCGTTATCCGCGAACTTAAATACAATTACAGCGAATCGCCAGCCACGATCGAATTCACTATTTCAACAAAGCTGCCGATCATGTATGGGTACTCGTTTACGCTGTATATGGGTCTCGGAAACCAGAACTGGTTCCAAGGGCTATCGGATACGATTTCGACGATCCAAACAATTGCCCCGAATATTGGTCCGGTCGACCTTCGACAACTAAAGCTGTCGCTTCCGGCCATCGGAAACCAGAAATACAGGATTTTCAATGACTCAATGAGTGACTTTTTTGGTGCCACTCTCCAAGGTAATTCCACTACGAATCCCGGAGTGTTCACCATGAACGGTCTAATTGACGGAACTAGGCGTTTTAGTATTGAAGGCGGGTACGATGCAAATGCAGCGGCGTGCGTGTCATATCACGCATATCCGGCTTTCGACATTAGAGATCTGTCTACCTGGTTGCGACAACTAAAGCAACCACCGAAGATCGCACTCGATAGTGTGGGTAACGGGTATGCGAAATTCGAATTTGTCATGGTACGAAAGGGTTTGTAGCAATGCCAACTACAGTTCAGGTACTTGCGGGAAAATCGTTCGGAACGTTTGCATCCCATCCAGTGTTCGATATGCTCATTAAAGAGGGGCTATATACAGCATCGCTAACTTTCAGATCTAAAGGACTGTTTCCATACCCCCCGGGTACGGTGGTGTGTTGTTTTATAGCAACGCAAACCCCATTCGTGATCGAAGAGATAACGTACGATTCCAACGGAATGAGTGAGGTTCAGTGTATTTCCGTTTGGGAGACACTTAAGCGTCGTCATACAGGACCGCTCCACCCTCAAATGCGGGTTGAGACAATACAACCGACACTGTACTTGCAAGGATTTTTAAACGAAATAAATCGAGACCCGAACCGATGGTTTGTATATTGGTTGGAAAACTATACTGATTCGGGTGCCGATAGCTATACAGTGACTTATGATCCGTCTAAGAGTATATACGACTACGCATACGATGCTGCTCTATACAATCAGCTGTATCTCTCGTCTAGCATCAAGCCTAGGTGGGATAACTCTAACAACGTTAGTGTTTCGCTAGATTTTAAATCACTGAATACAGATCAAAGAATTTATGACATCGGTCCTCTAGATTCGGTTACGTCTAGACTGACGCGGAGACTCCCGGCAGCCCCTACTCACTGGTATATTGAACAGACCAAAGACTACGGCTTTTGGAAGATGGCATCGCGAGGTCGAATCCGTACGTGGTATGAGACCCGCGCATACATGCAAGATACGACCGACTGGAAGGGCATGTATAGGTACGAGTCTGGACTGGCCGGTGGTAAAGATCGCGAGTGGGGACAGACCACCGAAGAAATTCGGTGCGAACCACTCAAGTCAGTCGTTGTGGACATCGATGAAATCCCGTCTGAAAGATTTGCCAACCTAACCATCGGTAGACCGGTCTCGGCAACTACCATGGGTGTTATGTTCACAGGGTATGTCATCGAGAGAACTATTAGTGGCGGCGACCTAACCGTGTATTCAGTCAAGATCCAACCGGATCGATTCTACGAAAATGGTGAGGAGGTTACCGATAAGTGGATTTAACAAAACTTGCTGAACTTGCCAATCCGGCAGTGACAGCACTACTTGGTGGATCCGGCATTTGGGCGTGGCTGAAAACAAAAACCGATCGCAACGACTCCGAAGACAAACTACTTCTTCAAGTTGCGCGGAACCAGCTTATATCTCAAGGTCGTTACTACCTAGATCGCGGTTATATCACAATGGATGAGTATGAGGAATACGAATCCGAGTATGATATATACTCAAGACTGGGTGGCAACGGCCTAGCACGCCGAATATTTAAACAAGTAGACGAACTACCCATACTGCCTAATGGCATCGACGGAGGGAAGAACAAGTGAACAACAAGACCTACGATATTCTCAAGCGCGTTGCGCTTATCGTCATCCCCGCACTCGCGACGTTTGTTAACGCGGTCGGTATCGTCTGGGGCGTCCCGTACACCAACGAGGCGACCGCCACGATCACTGCGTTTGGCGTCTTCCTCGGGGCAGCTATCGGTGTCAGTTCCGCGAACTACGAACCCGAGACACACGGTAACCTCGTGGTGACGAAGCATGACGACGTCTACGCGGACTTCGCAGCTGAGCCTGCGAACCTTAAGGATGGTGACACCATCGTCCTGAAGGTGACCAAGCCCGAGGTGTAAGAAAAACGTTCGGCATAGTGAGTACTACCCACTCTACACGAAAGGACTCACCATGTCTAACGTCGAACGCCTCTACGAACCTGAGGACCTCGAGAACGAGGTGCTTAACTGGCTCGGTGGAGAGGACCCGTCGACCAGTGAGTACACCACTGCTGTTGGTAACCTCGAACGACTGCACAAGCTCGTTAAGGACTCTGACCTTAAAGAGAAGCTTATGCCTTCGTCCGAGACCATTGCCAACGGAGTGGTGTACTTGCTCGGTCTTATGGCGGTCCTCAACTACGAGCAGACACACGTTCTTGCCTCAAAGGCATTTTCGATGCTGAAGTTCCGTAAGTAGAACTGCTCGAAAGTCTATAATCGTAAAACCTAGGATTATAGACTTTTTTCCTTACTGTATATTTTACGCGGCGAATAATGAGAACTACTCAACTTTCTATTTGAAAGGAACGACCATGCTTTACACCGCCATTTCCATTCTCAATGGATTCGCTTTCCTCAGCACACTCATTGTGCCGATTTGGGCGATCTTCCTGATTGGAGTCGCTGGATACCTGGCATTTCTGGATAACTGAACCCTCAATCCTATAACCCCTAACACGGGTTATAGGCTTTAACTAACACAAACTAACACAAACTTTACACAACTAATAATGAGAACTATCAACCCTCTTTGAAAGGAACCATCATGTTCAACGCTCTGACCATCTTTGTCCTCATCCTCCTCACCATCTCTTTCGCCTACAACATCTGGCTCGCCTATGTTGCTGACCGCTACGAGACCACCATCAAGAAGGTGGGCGCCTCGTACGTCCGCGCATACCGCGACCTCGCTGAAGGCGAGACCAAGGCTGAGGTGCTGGACACGCTCATGCGTGACATTGATCACGACCTCAATGACTGAAACCCCTCAACCCTATAACCCATACACGGGTTATAGGCTTTGCTGGCATATTTTACGCGGTGAATAATGAGAACTATCAACCCTCTTTGAAAGGACCACTCTCATGTCGAAGTACGCTTACTCCTTCGTTGCCGCCGCTACCCTCGCGATTGCAGCACCTGTATTCTACAACCTCGGCAGGATTGAACGCACTGTATTCTACAGCAAGACGTTCAACTACGCCTGCTACGGTAAGAACCAGATGCTCCGCAAGCTCTGCGTGGAGCTCATCAACAAGGATCTCAAGCTCACCATGAGCCTCCCCGACCTTGAAGAAAACTGAATCTTAAAAGCTCTATAACCCCTAACACGGGTTATAGGCTTTACTAGCATATTTTACGCGGCGAATAATGAGAACTATCAACCCTCTTTGAAAGGACCACTCTCATGAAATTCAACCGCAACCACGCCATGATTTTCCTCTCGGTTTTGTCCGCTGCCCTATACTGCAGGTACGTGTATCTTGCCGGCATCTTGGAAGGTACTCGGAAGGCCAACCGTAAAGCCGTAAACTCGGTTCACGATTGCCTCCGGAACACCTACCATGATCGCGTCAAGACTCTGCTCGACATCTGCTCGGACAGCGACATGACCGAAGACACTTTCAATGACGTCTGCGATCTCATGGATTGCCCGCTCTGATACTCAACCCTATACACCATACACGGTGTATAGGCTTTAGAAAGTCAAAATAGGAGTCAATCATGCTTGCCATTCTCTTGACCATCGTCACGATCCCGGTGCCCCTCGCAATATGGGCCGGTCTGAACCTCATGGCCTCTATCGCGGAGTATCAGGAGAACCCCGTGATCGAGCTCGTTGAAGAGTATCGCAAAAAGTACCCCGATACTAATGAGAACTAACCACTCAAGAAAGGATCTCACCATGTCCAACTCGAACGAACTCGAAGAGACCACCCCGAAGACCCCTCTCTCGGACCGCATTAAGTCGGTCGCCGAAAAGAGCATCCCGGTCGCCAAGGTTGCTGCCTTGTCCTCCGTCGCTATCTTCTTTGGCGCCATGACCATTGCCGGTCTGCGTGCGTCCTCGGACTCCTCCGACGACGAGTGACACCACTCCTCTGAGAACACTCTCAACCTATAACCCCTAACACGGGTTATAGGCTTTGACAGCATATTTTACGCGGCGAATAATGAGAACTATCAACCCTCTTTGAAAGGAACCATCATGTTCTACGACATTCTCATCACCGCACTCGCCATCGCCCTCACTGCATATGTTTGGTATGCGATTGGTTTCGCACTCTTCCGCTTCGGCGTTGTTAACTTGCTCACCAAGGTTAGCATCCGAAACTGGCTCGTTCGCGAGATCGTCTTTACCATCATCAGTATCACGGTGATGCCCATTTGCGCACTCTACCTGATTGTCACCAGTGCATGTGTCACCCTTGACCTCAACTGACTCTCACCCCCTATACACCATACACGGTGTATAGGTCTTTGAAAGGAATAAACCATGACTGAACGACGTATCCTCGACGTCGAAGATGCTGACCTCTCTATCCCTGAGGGAGGACTCATCTCCATCTCGCTGGCTCACTCAGCGCCGGTCCGTCCGAATCGGATTGAGACGACCGCGCTTGGTGTGCTTATTGGTAAGTACCTCGATGGTGTTTGTGCTAAACCGACCGTCGATACGCCCACACATTACGAAGACGTAACTTTCGTAAACGGCGCGGGAGAACGTATGACGATTACTCGAGACAAGGCTGACAATCCTGAAAATCAGTACGCCATTGTTCCGTTTCGTTTCGTTATGACTCAGCGTCGCCTAGCCTTCGTAAAGAACATCGTCGTTGTCAACGATCTCGAGCGGAGTCATCCGTACATCATTGTCGACTCTCTTGCAGTCGGATCTGATCCCAACTTCATCCCGATCTCAGCGAGCTCTATCCTTGGACTCGACCTGACTACCTACATCCTCTACCTCTGATCAAGAAAGAAGCACAACCATGTCCATCAAGAACACCATCAAGCTTGCCATCAACTGGGTCAAGACCCACCCGCAGATCCTGATCACGGGCCTGGGTATCGCAGCCTCCGTTGCAACCGCCGTCACCTCGGGTAAGGCCCACGCCAAGGCCATTGCCGACGACAACGGCGCATCCAAGAACCTGCTTGACTTCACCAAGCGTAACTGGATGACATACGTTCCCGCTGCGGTCAGCCTGGGCGTCACGATCTTCGCAATCGTCTCCCTGCACAACGTCACCTACAAGAAGTACCAGGCGCTCGCCGCTGCGTACTCCATCTCTCAGATGAACGTGTCCGAGCTCCGCAAGAACGTGCTCGAGCAGGTCGAGGTCATCAAGAAGGGCACTAAGCCCGCAGACAAGAAGGCTGCCGAGAAGAAGCTCCCCGAGGGCTCGATGGTCATTTTCGGTGACGAGGAGGTCCTGTGCAAGGACGCCATCACCGGACGTACCTTCCGTTCCACGGCTGAGAAGATCCGCGGTTACTGCAACAACATCTCTGAGGACCTGCTGAACTTCGGCCCCTGCCCTCTGAACGACTTCTACGCTCAGATTCACATCGGTGAGACTGGCGTTGGCGATGAGCTCGGCTGGGACGGTGGTGTGACCATCAAGCCTGAGTTCCGTCCGGTGCTCCTGCCCTCCGGTTCGCCCGCGATTGAGGTCGCGCTGACTCCCGCTCCTCAGCCGAACTGGTTCAAGATCGGTTGAAGAGCCGTGACCAAGGAGAATAAGGTCACTTTCACAGACGAGCCGATCGAGTATTCTGAACCCCCAGAATACTGGCCAAACACAAAATACGGGTCCTCTAATGAGAACTAACCCTCAAGAAAGGACCCCCCCATGTACACCTTCGGAATCATGCTTGGCTTCTTTGGCGTTTGCTGCGCCCTCGATCCCAACCGTGCCCGTAAGAAGGCCTACAAGAAATCCCAGAACTGAGACCCCTCACCCTATAACCCCTAACACGGGTTATAGGCTTTGTCAAAAACTGAAAGGCAGTCACTACAATGGAAACCTTCACCACCATCATCATGCTCATCATCATCCTCGCCTTCATCACCTTCATGATGATCATCAACGCGATCACCAAGATCCTCGGCGGAGGTACTGGCAAGATCGCTGCCACCGGCTTTATCGGCTTCCTCCTTCTTAAGACCTTCGGCCCGAAGCTTGAAAAGTACATCGAGGAGTACCGCAACAAGCAGAACAAGTGACCACCCAAAACTTACTATTTGAAAGGAATATCATGAATCGCGCACTCGCGTCCGTTGGTATTGCCGTGGCTGTTATCTGCGGATCCGCCACACCTGCTCTCGCAGCAGACAACCCTATCGACGCCAAGATCACCTATATTTCCTCAGGCAGCTCCCAGGTGTCCTCGCCCGTGACTGTCAATGGCTCTTGGTCTACCAAGAAGCTCGAGGTCGGACAGACCTTCAAGGTTACGTCTGATGTCATCAACTGGGCGTATGATTTCCCGTTCACCCTGAACGACGACACCAAGATCGGCTCCTGCAAGACCGACAAGGGAACGCTCACCTGCACGGTGGATAACGTCCCGGATTCGGTCGCCAACAAGACCGATATTTCCGGTATTTGGTGGACCACTGCTCGCCTTCAGGAGTCTGTCGTCGGCAAGAAGTGGGGAGAGATCTCGATCGGAGGTCTGGCCTGGCCTTTCACCTTCGGTGACAAGGACTGGGATAGCGCCTGTGACAACGACTGCAACGGCGGTCACTACGAGGATGCTAAGCCCGAGAACTCGAAGTGGGGCTGGGTCAATCCCGATGGTTCGACTTCGTGGATGATCACTTGGATCGCCGAGCCTGGCGTTAAGTACTCCGTACACGACGCGTATACCAAGCTCAGCACCTCAGTCAAGTGCGCCAAGGGCGATACCTGGGATCCCAACACGACTGTGTACATCTCGGCCATTCAGGTCAACGATTACACGATCGAGTTCACAGCGCCAGAGGGTGTGAAGACTTGTGTCACCTACACCCCCGAGCCGATGGCTACGCCGGCTGGAGCTAAGACCGCTACCAACGTCGCCGACGTGAACGGCATCAAGCTCGAGCGCACGATCGACGTCGAGGTCCGCGGCGGGACGACTGGAGATGGGGTTACACCGGCTCCTGCTCCGAGTCCTTCGCCTTCCGTGACCATTCCTGCACCAAACCCGACCACGACAGAACCCGTTCCGCTTCCCTCGGTGCCTACTCCTGCGCCGCAGTCTGGAACGAGCAAGCCTTCTGCTAAGCCGTCCCACTCCGATACACCAAACCCTTCGACCCGACCCACAAAGTCGGCCGAAACACCCAAGACTAGCGAGACCAAGCTCGCTAAGACCGGAACCGATTCGAGTTTTCTCGTGGTTCTGGTCCCCCTGGTCGCCACCATTGGCACCTTCATCTACCTCATCTCTCTGTCTCGAAAGGATGACAACTGACATGCAGTCCATCAAGGTTAAGTACACCAATTTCTTTGGAGAGGAAACGGAGGAGAAGCTCCACTTCCATCTCTCCAAGGCTGAGCTCATGAACATGGAGCTTCAGCGCACCCCGCTTTCCGCCAAGATCGCCCTGATCAATGGCGGTGAGGCTTCTCCCATGGATGCCTACAAGCTGCTTCAGGAATTCGTGGGTGCTGCGTACGGCGAACGCTCTGAGGACGGCAAGCGCTTCTTCAAGGACGACCGTGCGACCAAGGCGTTCCTGGCATCCCCAGCATTCGACGCCCTTCTCGATAAGCTCAGCAACGATCCCAAGTTCTCGAACGGGTTCCTTGCCGGCCTCTTCCCCGATGACATCATGGGTAAGGCCAAGAAGCTGATCGAGGAGCACCCCGATGCCTCTCTCGAAGAGCTCCGCAAGATTGCTGAGGCGAACTGATGACGGACATCGTCCCCATCGAGCCCACTCGGCCCACTGAGGTCTCCCTCCCTGGCAACACTGATAAAGCCAAGGAGGGGGCCTCCCCCGAGAAGAAGGTTATCGCCAAGGCTAAGGTCCAGAAGAAGTCTGCCATCAAGGAAGCTCTTCGGACCTTCTTCGCTCAGGATCTCCCAGAGATTGCTGAGCATCTTGTGATCGATGTGGCCATTCCCGCTGCGAAGAACGCCATCACTGATATGGTGACACAGGGTATTCAACAGCTGCTGTACGGCGAGGTCGACCCGAGGCGTCGTCCTTCGTCTGGATACACGTCATATTCCAGTTCCTCTCGCTCAGATCGTGGTCGGGCTTACTACGAATCACGTCGACCTGAGCGCCGCGAACCGCGTCAGCCGAAACCCACGAATGTGGAGGACCTTGTGTTCGACACTCGCGGTGATGCCGTTGACGTGATCGAATTCATCGCTGAATCCATCGAGCAGTACGGTCAGGTCTCTGTTGCAGATCTGATGTCGTCAGTTGGTATTCAGCCCCGATACACAGATGAACGCTGGGGTTGGACCACAACCGATGCGTTCGAAATCCGACAGATCAGGGAAGGTTGGCTCGTCTCTGCCGATCGTCCCGAACCCCTCAAGTAACATATTTGCTCAGAAAGGAGCACATTCAAATGTCTATCACGACCGCTTTCCACACGGGCATGGCTCGCATCTCGAAGCACGCCCCCACTATTCTTTCAGTCACCGCATCCGTCGGTGTTGTCGCAACCGGCTACCTCGCATGGCGAGCCGGCACTCGATTCGAGGACTGTGAAGGACGCGACTGGGATCGTCGCAAGGAGTGCATCCGCAACGCCGACCAGATCGCCGATGAGGACGTTCACAAGATCGAGATGAAGAATCGCATCCTCTTCATCCTCGACACTGCATACACCTGTGCGCCTGCTGCTATCGTCGGCGCTGCCACGATTACGATGATCTACTTCTCGAACTCGATTTCGAAGAAGCGTCTTGCTGCAGTTGGTGCTGCGTACACTGCTCTCCAGACTGCGTTCGATGGTTACAAGAAGACCATGGTCGATGCCCTCGGTAAGGAGACTATCGAGAAGATCACTCGTCCGAAGCTGCCTAATGTCGGTAAGTCTGCCGAGGAGATCCTCTCGTCTGACAACAAGTCTGATGCGGCCGATGTTGTCGACGCCGTCATCTCGTCCGTGCGAGACCTGTCGCCCTACGCGCGCATCATTTCTGAGGAGTCCTCGAACTGCTGGGATACCAGTGAGGATTACACCTCTGAAAACCTCGCAGCTGTTCAGCTCTGGGCTAACCGTCGTCTTGAGCGTAAGGGACACCTGTTCCTGAACGAGGTCTTCGACCAGCTCGGCCTCTCTCGCACTCGTGAGGGTGCTGTCGTCGGTTGGATCAAGAACTCCGAGGTTGGTGACGGCTACGTCTCGTTCGGCGACTTCGACGCGAACACTTACCGAGTCCCTAGCGACGACTACTCTCGCGTGGACACGAACTTCATCATCGACTTCAACGTCGACGGAATGATCTGGGACAAGATCTGACATGCACTACACATCCTGGCTTATCAAGCGAGGGTGTCTCGAGAACTACTCGGAGCTTGCTTCGGTGTGGGATGAACTCGATTTCGTGTGGTATATTCCTGAAGACGAAGATAAGGCCATCCAGGCTCTTCGTATGAGGGATGAATACTGCTACGAAACGGGTATGCCCTCGCCGAGGCAAGCTCCGGCTTCATTCCTTGAGGTCTTCGTGAGCATTACCGATACTTTGACTGCTATGCTGTATCAGGATCGGGAATCGTTTACGAAGTCCATTCTTCTGAACGTGGGCGCTCGTTCATATTCGGACGACGGGCGCCTGCCTTCAGAGATTCATGAGGAGGCCCTGAACATTGCAGAACGCGTGATGTATAGGACCTACTCAAGGAACGGGACCGGCGGACTATTCCGTATACCGGGGGTGGATACTCTCGAGATGCCCCTCACGACCCAAATGATTCAGTGGGCCAACTTGTACGATCCATATCACTAAAGGAGGCCACGGGAGGTGGACTTTTACACAATTGAATCTTCTCCCATGCGCGGTTTTCCGGGAGTCATGGAGGCAGCACCTTGGTTCCGAAACACGAATTCTCTCGACATTATGTTACGCGACGGAGATTTTGTTGCAATCTGGAATCCCAATAAAGGCCTCTGGTCGAAGAACGAATTCGACGTTATTGATCTGGTTGATGATGATGTTCGAAAATTCGTTGAGAATTCGGCTCCTCAGCAGATGATCCCGAAGTTCTGCGCATCAGAAAGAGATGGCGTCTGGAAACGATATCGCCAGTGGACCAAGAATATGGTCGATACTGACCATCCTCTCGATCGAATGCCGGTGTTTGCAGACACCCCAATTCGTCGAGAAGACCACGTATCATACCGTCTTCCATATTCACTAGAAGATGGGGTTCCGGTTAACTGGGCTAAACTCGTCGACACTCTGTACGACCCCTCTGAACGCCAGAAGATCGAATGGAGTATTGGTTCAGTACTCACAGGCGACTGTCGAAAAATCGACAAGTTTCTTGTTTTCTATGGTGATCCGGGTTCCGGTAAATCCACGATTCTGAACGTGATGCAAATGCTCTTTGGAGACTACAGCGTTGCGTTCGACTCGGAATCGCTTGCTCAGCGAAGCAACTCTTTTGCTCTGGCATCTTTTGTTAGCGATCCTCTAGTAGCTATTGAACACGACGGCGACTTGAGCAGAATAGAGACAAACACTCGTTTGAACTCGATCATCTCGAACGAGATTCAGCTCATCAACGAGAAGTTCAAGAAGCCGCACTCCATGCGCATCTCGACTATGCTGATTATGGCGTCCAATAACCCGGTCAAGATCACCGATGCAAACTCGGGTATTCCTAGACGTTTGCTTGATGTTTCACCATCGGGAAGGCGTCTACCGATAGACGAGTACTCTAGAGTCATGGACGGTGTTCGTCAAGAGCTCGGTGTTATCGCTAACCACTGCATCGAAGTGTATCGTAGTCTGGGACCGAACTATTACCGAAATTACCGGTCTCAGACTATGGTTTCGGAAACTAATCCCATCTACAACTTCGTCATGGAGATGTACGAAGATTGGGGCGATGACGATAAAGTCACTCTCGCTAAGGCATATTCAGATTATAAGGATTATGCCGCTGAGACTGGGATCCAATACGTGGTGCCGAGGTATCGATTCAAAACTGAACTTTCTCGATACTTTCGAGAATTTCGAGACCGAGTCATGGTTGATGGCGTACCTTATCGGAGTCTGTTTATAGGCTTTCGTAACGACAAGTTCGAAAGCTCCGAACTCACCCCAACTGTTGTGAAGAGTGAGTCATGGCTCACCCTACAACAAGGAACCCCTTCGATATTTGACGAACATTTCGCAGGCTGTAAGGCTCAGCTTTCGTCAAAGAATGGCACGCCTAAAAAGGCCTGGATGTATGTGGACACGGTTCTCCGTGATATCGCCCCAATCGACGAACACTACGTACTCATGCCTGAGGAATACGTCTGCATTGACTTTGATCTGAAAGGAGACAGTGGTGAAAAAGACCTCAATGCTAATCTTCGCGCTGCTTCTGCTTGGCCTCCGACGTATGCGGAAACGTCAAAAAGCGGCGGCGGCCTCCACCTCATCTATCGATATCCTGTCGATAAGGATACCCTTGCTGAATATTCGCCTGGAATTGAAATCAAACGATTCCGAGGGAAAGCGTCTCTTCGGCGACGATTGTCCCTTCACAACGGGCGAGGTATCGAGGATTATCCGGGAGACCTCCCCACGAAGGCTCCCAAGATGATCAACGAGAAGCATATTCAGGACGAGAACCATCTCAGGTCTCTCATCGCCAAGGCACTTCGTAAGGAAGTGCATGCCAACACCGCACCCAATGTCGACTTCATTAAGAGTATTCTCGATGAGGCCTACGAGTCTGGAATCACATACGACGTCACCGACGCTCGCAACGCCGTGACCTCTTTCGCAATGTCTTCGACAAATCAATCGGATCGTTGCCTCAAGATGGTCCAGCAGATGCACTTCATGTCTGAGGACAAGGCGGAAGTCGCAGAGGACGGAAACGGACGCATCGCGTTTTACGATGTCGAGGTTTTCCCGAACCTCTTCGTCATCTGTTACAAATTCCCCGGCGAGGAGGTTGTCCATTTCTGGACGAATCCATCAGCCAAGGCAGTGAAGTCGTTGTTCGATCTCCGGTTGATTGGTTTCAACAACCGAAAGTACGACAACCACATCATGTATGCGGCGTCGCTCGGATATTCGAATGCGGAGCTCTTCGAGATCTCGCAGCGGATCATTGACAACGAGAAGAATGCAACATTCCGTGAGGCATACAATCTCTCGTACACGGATATTTACGACTTCTCGACGAAGAAGCAGTCTCTCAAGAAATGGGAGATTGAGCTCGGGATCAAACACCAAGAGAACAACCTCCCTTGGGACCAACCAGTTCCTGAGAGTCAGTGGGATGACGTCGTTGAGTACTGCAAGAACGATGTCAACGCCACTGAGCTGGTGTTCAACCATCTCGCTAGTGACTGGGGTGCTCGCAAGATCCTTGCTGAACTCTCCGGTCTGAGTGTTAATGACACCACAAACCAGCATACCTGTGCTCTGGTGTTCGGTAAAGATCGTCGACCTGACAAATCGAAGTTCGTTTACACTGACCTCAGCGAGATGTTCCCGGGTTATACCTTTGACAAGTTCAAGGGTTCATACTACCGTGGAGAAGATCCCGGGGAGGGTGGCTACGTATATTCGGAACCCGGATATTACGAGAATGTCGCCCTCCTCGATGTCGCGTCGATGCACCCCACATCTATAGAGCAGCTCAACCTTTTCGGTCCATATACTCAGCGCTACAGTGAGCTCAAGCAGGCTCGTGTGGTGATCAAGCATAAGGACATGGATGCGTTGAGTAAGCTGTTCGATGGGCGTCTCGTTGAGATCGCGAAGAACTACGATCTTGACGAGCTCGGCAAGGCTCTCAAGATTCCGATCAACTCCATGTACGGACTGACGAGCGCTAAGTTCGATAACCCTGCATGGGATCCTCGGAATGTCGACAACATTGTCGCGAAGCGAGGGGCTCTGTTTATGATCGATCTCAAGCACTATGTGCAGGATGAGCTCGGTCTGACGGTCGCCCACATCAAGACGGACTCCATCAAGATTCCCGGGGCCACACCTGACGATATTCAGAAGGTGATGGACTTCGGGAAGAGGTATGGGTATGACTTCGAACATGAGGCCACCTACGCCAAGATGTGTCTCGTCAACAAGGCTGTGTACATCGCAAAGTACGCATTCCCTCACGAAGGCGAATGGACAGCTACTGGTAAGCAGTTCCAGGAACCTTACGTGTTCAAGAAGCTCTTCACGAAGGAGCCTATTGAATTCGAGGATTACGTCCAGACCAAACAGGTCAAGACCGCGATGTACCTACGGTTCCCCAGTAGCGGAGATCACTTCGTCGGCAAGGTCGGAGCGTTTGTGCCGATCAAACCTGAACGAGGCGGTGCCGAGCTACTACGGATGAACAGCGAAGGCGAGATCAAAGACGCCGTCGTTGGGACAAAGGGCTATCTCTGGAAGGAAGCAGAGATGGTCCGATTCATGCATCAGGAGCAGGACGTCGATACGTCATACGCCGAGATGCTCGCCGATGAGGCAAAACAAACGATCGAACAATTCGTCGATCTTGAAACACTGTGCCGCTGAGAAAGGAAAACATCATGGCATTCAACAACACCCCCTCCGATCTGGTTATTGAAGACGCTCGTCTGCTCTTCACGAACTTCGCCGGTTCTCCGACTCGTTACAACCAGGATGGAGGTAAGCGCGAATTCTCGGTCGCGATTCCGCTTAACCTTGTCGAGGATCTCGAACGAGATGGATGGAACGTCAAGTACCGCAAGAACCAGGACGGCGAGTTCGATCCCGAGCGTCCTTACCTCGGTGTCAAGGTCTCGTACAAGTTCCGCGCTCCTGCCATCTGGCTGGTCACTGGGGGTCGCAAGCAGCTCCTCAACGAGGATACTGTCGGCACCCTTGACAACATCACGATCAAGACGGCTGATGTGGTCATCCACCCGTCGGTGTATGACGTCCGTGGTCAGAAGGGCATCTCTGCGTATGTGAAGGAGCTGTATGTCGTGATGGACGATGAGTCGGCTTCTTTCGCAGCTAAGTACGCGGATCTCGACTGATCATATTTTAAGGCGGGGGTGGGCTGTAAAAGGTCTGCCCCCGTCTTAATCGAAAGGAGTTATCATGTACAAAGAGTATGCCGACATCTGGGCGGATGTGCCTGGCTTCAACCACTACGAGGCAAACCGAAGTGGTGTCATTCGTCGGAAGGATACCGGCGTAACTCTCAGGCCGTTCAAGCGTAAAGGGAATTCGCGCTATGTTCGGCTATACACAACTCCCGGTGAGGCTCGAGAACGTTCAGTCGCATCGGTGATCTGGGCTGCCTTCTACAAGCGGTGGCCCGACAGGGGTCTATACGTCTGTCACGCAGACGGAGACCTCGAGAACAATTCGCTCGGCAACCTGTTTCTGGGAACACGAGCGGATGTCCGAAAAACACGGAGGCGTCGAGATGATCTCATCTGGGCGCAGCTACAAGAGGAAGGAGAACTGGTTCTATGAGTAACTGGTTCGAAACCATTGTCCCTGGCGACCGAACATGGTCGCAGGATCACATCAAGCCCGTGAAGACTGTTAAGAAGGGTGATGCGACTGATATTGCGCGTTACCTTTCTACAATACTTGAACGTACCGACGACCCCAAACTTGATGGCGACAACTTCACCGCGGTTGTCAACATCAAGAACGGCTTCATCCCGGCCAATGGCGACTACGCTGGGTTCTCGATTCAGATCGAGGGTATTGTCGGAGGAGAGCAGGTCAACAAGACTGTTAATGGCAGTAGCGACCCTGTGACTACAGAATACATCTGGTATGTTCGCAAGATCGTTTTCTTTGTAGACGGTCGATCCGCTACAGACCAAACCAAGGAAACTGTGATCGACGCCGGCGATGACTGGATCATGAGCGCCACGACGCACGGCGATGAGCCGGAACCCGGATTTGGTAAGGGCTCTAAGTATGGCTCGTGGTGGGCCAACAACGCTGTATTCAACCCGAAGATTACGAGTGCTTCCCGGATTTCGATTAAGGGCGCACTCCGGAAAGATCCTGGAAGAGAGGGCCTATAATGGCACAGATCCCCGCAAACACTAAAGCTCAGCTCAAGACTCCTGGTGCTCAGTTCAACCGATATCCCGACACAGAGAAGGTTATTAACCCGGGTGTCCTGTCACTCGCCAAGAAGGCAGTTGGCAACGACATCAAGGATGACAAACCTTATACCATTCGGATCAACTTCCAGAATGGTCGGATCGTTGGGGATGAGGCTCAGCCTCGCCTGTCGGTGGAACTTCTTGACGGGCGCTCCCCGACGTCTCAAATTGGAGTCAAGTCAAACTCGTCTGAAGTCTTCCTCGAAATCAAGTCTTTGGCGATTGAGGGATTTGATCCGATTGCAAACGGTAACTCTTGGGTTGCTCGCGTGAAGTTGGATGGCGATGTGGTGAAGTCTGCATACGTCAACGATGACTTTAGCGAAGAAGACCAGGAACTCATCGCGAAGGCTCTCTTACGAGGTTTCGCACATCAGGTCGGGATGTAATACAAGATAGGAGATATTCAGCATGGCATTCAAGACGACAATGGGTCCTGACATCAACGTGACCAAGGAGACGTTTGACACTCCGCCTCGAGATAACCCGCCAGCCGACTTCTCACCTTTGGTATTGACGGGCTATGACGCGACCATTGACGGGTTGCATTCGTACAAGAAGGACGACTACTGGTATGTCGACTGGATGGAATGCACCTCGCTTTTCGGCCACACGGTCATCAGCGCGATGAGTCCGTTCTCATGGGAATGGATTGCTCGTTGCTCGGTTGCGGGTGGCGGCTGGGTTCGCGATAACGTCGAGTTCTACCACGCGATCCCTGAAGAGATTCGCGAGCGTATGTTGTGTCTCCTATTCGACGACGATGACGAATAAACTATATTCGCATCAGGAAGAGGCCCTGAGGCTCCTGCATAGTGGTAATGTCCTGGTCGGCGGCGTCGGCTCGGGCAAGTCACGCGTGGGGGCCTCATGGGCCCTTTCGAAGGCAGATGCAAAGAAGATCGTTGTGATCACCACTGCGCGGAAGCGAGACTCTTTCGAATGGGAGGGTGAGTTCGCTGCGCTTGGTGCTAACTGCGCTGACGTGACGATCGAAAGTTGGAACAATGTCTCGAAGTTTGCTGATTACCACGATCATGTGTTCATATTTGATGAGCAGCGTGTTGTTGGATCTGGTGCTTGGGTTAAGAGCTTTCTCAAGATATCGAAGCACAACCTGTGGATCTTACTGAGCGCAACCCCGGGGGATACCTGGCTCGACTATGTACCCCTGTTCATCGCGAATGGGTTCTACAAAAACAGGACAGCGTTCTCAGAGCAGCACGTAGTCTGGGATAGGTTCGCAAAGTATCCTAAGGTGAAGCGATTCGTCAATACAGGTGTTCTTGAATCTCGTAGACGGCGCATCATCGTGCCTATGCCTGCTGAGAGACATACGAGACGCAATCGCAAGGATATTTACGTACCGTTCGATCGAGACGAATACGATCTGATCGTCAAGAAGCGGATGGATCCTTGGACAAATGAGCCGATCCGAAACGCAGCTGGGGTGTGTTACGCTCTCCGTCGCAGTGTGAACTCTTCTGGTAACAGATTGGATCGGTTGCGCAAGATCGTTACGAAGCGACACAGAGTGATCGTGTTCTACAACTTCAACTACGAACGAGACGAGTTACTGAAACTTAAGGATGAATTCGTAATAGCTGAGTGGAACGGTCATGCGCATGAACCAATCCCCGAGGGTGACTCTTGGGTATATTTGGTTCAATACACTGCTGGGGCTGAGGGATGGAACTGTATCGAGACAGATACAATTGTGTTCTACAGCCTCAACTACTCATACAAGGTGTTGGAGCAGGCGGAGGGTCGGATTGACCGAATCAACACCCCTTACACTGACTTGTGGTACTACTACTTCAAGTCGGAGTCGGGAATCGATTCCGCCATCTCAAAGGCAGTAGCTGAGAAGGCTACGTTCAACGAGCGTATATTCGCTCACAATCTGTAAAGGAGCGCCATCATGGCACGTAATCTCATCGTCGCCGATCCCTCTGAGAACAACTGGTGTGTGGTTTCTCGCATCGGATCAATCGGGGACACGCCTAAGCACATTGTCACATTTTTCAAGACTGAGGAGGAGGCTCGGGCGGCGGCCAAGAGCCTTGGCGAGAAGATTGATATCCCGGTCAATATTCAGATCTTCCAATATTCGTACGCGAAGGATGAAATGGACCTTATGGGTCTGCTTCTGCTTGACGGTATTGACTTCATGGTCAAGTACATGGTTGGGTGAATCGTGGCTTGGTCAAAAGATGTCTGGTGTGTCATGTCCGCGATCAAAGTCAACGAGGGTTTTCCTCCTGTCGGAGTGTTAAGTATTCATCGAACTAAGCTGGATGCTGAGGCTCTTGCGAGTAACTTGACGAAGAATGATCGTTGGCCGACTACTGCTCGCTTGATGAAGTATACGCGATATATTCGCGATCTCAAAAAGGGAGATGTCGTATGTTGTCACAAGATTGATATCGTCCTGAACTATCTGGAAAGGAATCGAGATGCTATTCGGGAAGAAGTTTGAGAAGCTTATTAACCCGACATTTTCTCTTGAGGAGTCTAAAGCTGGAACAAAGGCTAAACTGACCGTCCTTGTGGACGATGGAGTGAACCCTCCTTACGAGGCGTATGTATCGTATATTATCAACCCGGATCTGCTCAGGCTATTCGGGGTTATGGCGTATGCGCACACTCATACTGCGCTCTTGAAGGAGCTCTGCAAAACCGATCTGAAACCGCCAGAGCCTTGTGAGTGCAAATCCCATGCTTGGATGAAGATGCACCCGACTGATAAGGTTGAGTACTGGAGCTCTCTTGACGGGCATACTTATCAGAGACCTCATACGAAACTTTGCCCGAAGAACCCCAAGAACAGGAAGAAAGATGACTGATACCATTGTCGTAGGAATTGACCATCATCGCGAATGGATGCTGCAGGTGATCGCATGCGATTGTCGTTCGGGATCGCGAAGCGATTTCCTGGAGTTCTTCAATACTCGAGATGAGGCTGAAACTCGCCTCGAGCAGATTGCCGACAGCAAGACAAACCGCAACGCTATTGTCAAGATCATCAAGATCCGAGCATTTGAACACCTCGGATCAGACTTCGAACAAGTTGAAAAGGAGAACTGAAATGTTCGTTGTGCAATTTGAATACGAAATTGTGGGAGAAGGATTTGTCGAATCTTGTGAAGGTTTTGACAAGTTGAGTGAAGCTCGAGAATTTGGTCACAATGTTCTCGATGAGCTTTTCGATGAAATTGGAGAGGGAGTCGAAATCAATGACGCAGTTGTTCGCATTTGGAAGGCTGAGGACTGACATGAACGCTGATTACTCGACCAATAACATTGGTCATCCCGAGCGGATGATCTACCGATTCTCGATCATTGGATATTTGTTCGGGCGAGAGCTGTGGAGGAAGACGTTCTTCTGCGATAACAAGGAGCGCGGGGTTGTCTATGCTGAGTGGTACCTCAAGAACCGTGTAGCGAGCATTGCTTGTGATCGGTATCGGGTTGAGGTGTACGATACCATGGAAGAGACTACTCGTACTGTGATCGGTGGACGGGCTCCTAAGAAGAAGGATCCTTGGAGGGCGGATGTTGCCGATATCATGAGGATGTACTCTCCTTGGGATACAACCTTCAAGAGTGCTGTCAATCAGGCTGGTTGGAAGGAACGTCACGGTGTGTCACGCGTTCGTGGCGGGGGCGTGCGTCGTGGCGTTGGATCAGGGAGGCACTGAAATGGATGATGATATTCCGAAGTTGAAATTGGTTCTTCGTGGATTCTTGGGTGCGGTACAGATCGTCGAACACACGACGATAGTCGAGTCTCCGGCGATAGCATGGGTGTATGCTTCTACGTATTTCGCCATGGACGCACCTCATTCAGAGTGCGATCGGTATACGGTTGACACGTACTGGGTCTACTAGACCTCGATTTTGATGGGTGGGGGATCTCTTAAATGAGGTCCCCCGCTCGTCAAAAGAGACTTGGAGTATCGTTTTTTGCCCTTCTGACACCCTAAGTTCTTTACTATTTCTTTACCTTTTTAAGTGGGTTTGTGATCCTCAGCGGGTTGGCGTTTTGACAAAAATGACGTCAAGTGGGTTAGTACTTCGGGCGGAAGGGGTTTTTTGTCGAAAATGGCTTGTCAAAAATTGACAAGTTGTCATTTTTAAAAACAAAAATGACAAGCACTTTTCGTTGGAATAACAACAAAAAGTGATTCAATTTGTCATTTGTCATTTTATTTTATTAAGTATTTATATAAAAAAATATATATATAATATAAACCCCCCTAAAAAACGACAGTTTGACAAGTATGTTTTTTCGCATACGAATTTTACCAAATCTTTACCTAAGCACTCTTTCCTCCAAGAAGCAGCGACCCCCTCCTCCCAAAAATCTGGGTCGCGGGTGCTCGCTCTTACGAGAATTCCCCGTCTAGGACTTTAGTCCCATATTTATGTGAGTGGGTTAGTCCGACAGTAAAACACGCCTAGCATAATGGAGAGAATGAGGGAATCGACCATTGACCCACTTAAGTGGGTTAATCCCTCCCTAGGACCTTAGTCCTATATGCTACACTCCTTATACCGTTTACCGCACTCTCGAAAGGAGCTAACATGAGCGTGCGCGAGAACAAGTATCAGAGTGAGTTGATCAAGAAGATCACAGCTCTGTTCCCCCAGTCCATGGTCCTGAAGAACGATCCGAATTATATTCAGGGTGTTCCAGACCTCCTAGTGCTCTGTGACGAGCGCTGGGCCATGCTTGAGGTTAAGGCTTCCGCCAAAGCCTCACACCGCCCCAACCAAGAGTACTATATCGAGAAGCTCGAGTACATGGGGTTCGCTCGGTTTGTATATCCCGAGAACGATGAAGAAGTCCTCAGGGATCTCAACCAGTATTTCAGCCAGGCGTGACGCATGCAGTTTTACGACCATTACAATCTCGCCGGCAAGCACGCTTTCCTCGGGGCCAGTAAATCATCTTGGCTCCGTTATGACGAATCGAAGATACTGGAATCCTATCGCAAAGCACAAGCGGCTGCGCTTGGAACTCGCTTGCACGAATTAGCTGCAGAACATATTCAGTTGGGCCTCCCGTTCGGAGAGCCCGATGAACGCGACCCTCTTATGTCGACGGTCGCGAAGTTCGTTAACGACGCAATCTCGTACAAGATGAGCCCAGAGACGGTACTATATTACAGCGAGTACGCCTTCGGGACTGCAGACGCTATATCCTTTGACGATGATTCTGAACTCCTTCGTATTCACGACCTCAAGACCGGGGTGGGTCCGACTAAATTCGAGCAACTCGAAATTTATGCAGCCCTGTTCTGTCTTGAGTATGGCGTGCAACCAACCATTCAGATGCATCTCCGCATCTACCAACACGGCGAACCCCGAACTCATATTCCCGAGTCTGATGACATCCGGGATATTATGACTCGGATTGTTCATTTCAGCGATATTCTCATGGAGAGCGACAATGACTGAAGACACTCTATCTCACTACGGCATTTTGCGGAAGTCGGGCCGTTATCCGTGGGGGTCGGGCAAAGACCCGTACCAGCGCTCACGTGACTTCCAGGGCCTCGTCAAGGGGCTCGCGGATAAGGGCATGAGCGAAGCTGAGATTGCTAAGGGTCTCGGCATGACCACAACTGAGCTCCGTGCCACCAAGTCCATTGCCAAGCGCGAACGCCAGGCGGTGGAGATTGCGATGGTCCGGAAGCTCGACGCCAAGGGTATGTCCCAGCAGGCCATTGCAGATCGCATCGGCGTCTCGGCCTCTACCGTCCGCAACTACCTCAAGGACGACGCTGGCAAGACCTCATCAAAGATCGAGGGCGTTGCGGATATTCTCAAGCGAGAGACCGACAAGCACCGTTATATTGATATCGGCAGCGGAACCGAGGTCTCTCTCGGAACCACCGCCACCACACTCAAGCTTGCCTCGGCCACACTCGAGGCACAAGGATACCAGGTTCAGGATATTAAGATCCGGCAGCTTGGTACTGACAATTACACCTCTACTCGAGTTCTTGTCGCCCCGGGCGTTCCCAAATCTGAGACCGTCCAGAATCTCGACAAGATCAACGTCGTCGGCGTCCGCACTGATCCCGCCGGCAACAAGCTGTCCCTCAAGCCGCCCGCGCCTCTTGACTCCAAGCGAGTCATGGTGCGATATTCTGAAGACGGCGGCACAAATATGGATGGCGTTATCGAGATTCGCCGGGGTCTGAAAGATCTCAACCTCGGCAAGTCCAACTATGCCCAGGTGCGTATTTCTGTTGACGGAACGCACTATCTCAAGGGCATGGCCATTTACGCGGACGACCTTCCCGCGGGAAAGGATATTCGGTTCAACACGAATAAATCCAAGAAGGTCCCCATGATTGGTGATGGCGACACCGTCCTGAAAAAGATGAAGGACGATCCGGACAACCCGTTCGGTGCGACCATCCGCCGGCAGATGGAATATATTGACAAGGACGGCAAGAAGAAGCTGTCCCCTGTCAATCTCGTGAATGAAGAGGGTTCGTGGGGCGACTGGTCTAAGACTCTGTCCGCCCAGTTCCTCTCGAAGCAGGATATTTCCTTCGCCAAGCAGCAGCTGGATATTTCAACGCAGGAAGCGCATGAAAAGTTCAGGGATATTATGGCCCTGACAAACCCAGTGCTTCGCAAGAAGGCCCTCCAGGATTTCGCGGATGGCTGCGATTCGGATAGTGTCCGTCTTCGCGCGGCTGCAGTTCCAGGTCAGGCATATCAGGTTCTGCTCCCTGTGACCACATTGAAGCCTACGGAGATATACGCTCCGAACTTCAAGAATGGTTCGAAGGTCGCCCTCGTCCGATATCCTCATGGTGGTACGTTCGAGATCCCCATCCTTACCGTAAATAACGGTCATAAGGACGCCAGGAAGACCATTGGAGAGCTTGCCGCGGATGCTGTTGGTATCCACCCGCATGTCGCCCAACGGCTCTCAGGAGCTGATTTCGATGGCGATACGGCGATGGTTATTCCGGTCACACCGCGGAGTCGTATCCGTTCGACATCCCCTCTCAAGGGACTCGAAGGGTTTGACCCCTCTGCCGCATATCCTGGATATCCCGGGATGAAGGTTCTTAGTGAAACTGGAAAGCAGAAGCAGATGGGCATGGTCAGTAATCTTATTACCGACATGACTATCAAGGGGGCTACTGAAGCTGAGCTCGCCCGGGCAGTCCGTCACTCGATGGTGGTTATTGACGCGGCCAAGCACAAGCTTGACTACCGTACCTCTGCTGTCGATAACGGTATCGCCGAGCTCAAGAAGAAGTATCAGCCCGAGGGTGGTGTGTCCACTCTTATTTCTCGCGCTGCATCCGAGGTGGATATTCCAAAGCGGAAGCCCCGGTCTATGGCGAAGGGTGGGCCCATCGATCCCATTACGGGTAAGAAGGTTTACGAGGAGACGGGTGAATCATATTCTGTCACCCGCGAGTTCAAGACCAAGGACCCTCGTATCGAGACCCGCCTCCGTACGTCGAAGGCTACCCGCATGGAGTTGGTGGACGACGCACGTAAGCTTTCATCGGGTACCCCCATGGAAGAACTGTACGCCCGTTACGCCAATAACATGAAGTCTCTGGCAAATACCGCCCGCCGGGAGATCGTAAATACCCCCACCCTGAAACGAGACCCGGGTTCTGCCAAGGAGTACGCCGATGAGGTGACCTCCCTCAAGGAGAAAGTCCGGGTGGCTCTCACGAATGCACCGAGGGAGCGTCAAGCTCAGCTCATTGCCGGGGGTGTCGTCCGGGCAAAGGTCGAGGAGAATCCTGGCCTGACCAAGGATGAACGCATACGCCTTGAAAGCCAGGCTCTTAAGGCTGCTCGAATCAGGACTGGTGCCTCCCGCAAGGATGTCCAGTTCGACATCACCGATGCCGAATGGAAAGCCATCATGAATGGTGCTGTGAGTAACGCTATGATGGAGTCCATTGCAAGGTACGCCGATCCTGAGCGTCTTCACGAACTGTCTATGCCGAAGGAAAAGCCTGTGCTTTCCGTCGGTGTTGTGGCTCGTGCTCGTGCCATGGCAAAGAACGGTGCGACCACCTCTGAGATCGCTGAGATGCTTGGAATTAGTACAAGCTCTGTGCTTGAAGCCGTGAAAGGAAACTGATTGAATCATGGCAACAATGTACCTTACAACTACTGACAATCCTTACTCACCAAAGACTGAGTTTGATCAGTGGTTGACGTTCGACCTTCAGAAAGGTTACAACAGTTGCGGACTCTTGGACCGTGTCAGCAAAACCAGTGACATCTTGAGTGATGCACTGATCGCTGACGATGTCGAAGAAGCAATTCAATGGATTCTCGATCATGATGTTACTGGAAAGCGAACTTTCGTGATCGAATGAATCAACTTCAATGGCAGGGAATACCACGGTTCTCCCTCCATTGACCCCCGGGGGGACTGTCATTTGCCGATGACCCCCCGCCCAAAT